GCGTGGCGCCGAAGTGCCGCTCGACCATGTTCATAAGTGAGTTCTGCTCCTTCATTCCCGAGCAGATCGGAAAATTCATAACCCCGCAGCCGTCCACCTTGGCCAGTGTCAACGCCATGGCGACCAGGCGCCGGCCGAGGTCGGTGCGACGGTATCGCGGGATCGTGAAGGTTTCGTCCATCACCGCCAGCGGGTCGGTAAAAACGTTAAAGACATGGTAACTGCAAACGCCAACGATCTCGTCCTTGTCGAACGCGATGACATACATCGCGTGCGGCGTATTGAGCGTGTATGCCAAATAGCTGCGGGCTTTCTCTTCGTCGTATTCGAGGTGGTTCGCCCACTGTGACATGCCGAAGAACAGGCCGAGAAACCGCGCAACCACGGCGGCGTCGGAGGCTTCAGCCACGCGAATGTTAATGTGCGGGGTACGCACTGTTCGCTTGGGTTTTTTCAACTCTGTCACGGCGATATTCATTGGACAGCCATCGGTAGGAAACGAAGTTTTCAGCGTCGACACCGTAGCCGGTCAGCACGCCTTCGGCCTTGGCGCCGATCAAGCTCATGAACCGGCGCACGTCGTCGCGCCGTAGCAGCGCCACCGCTTCGACGCGGTGGATTCCGAGATCGACAAGCAACGGCAGCACGAAGCCGCGGATCTGGCGAACCATGGGTAGCACGGCGCGGCCCCAGTCGTCAGTTCCGAACGCGAAGCCGCCGCCGACGCCGCGGCGTTTCTGGATCATCCCCCACACCGAGATCGGGCCGCAGTCGTAGGCCCAGGCGCAATAGGCGCACACCCGGTAGCGCATGATATGCAGCGCCAGCGTATCCATGTCAGTCCCAGCTGCCGCCATTTCGGCGGCGTCGTCGGCGCGCAGCCGCCACAGCACGTCCTGGATCATGCTGCGGTCGGCGTTGGCGATCTCGATCATCCGGTCTCCGCGACCTGGTAATGCACCACCATGTTGGACAGTGTTTGGGGCCCGGGTTCGCTGGACCGCAGCCGCAATGACATGTGCGTGGAATGGCCCTGGATGGCGAAGCGGCCCTGCGCAAAGGTCGTGCCGTTGAACTCGCCGACGTAGTCTTCGGCCGTTGGATCCTCGACGTTGAACGCGGTCGATACCTGCCACGGGATGCCGGCACAGGTGGCATCGAGGCCGGTGAAGGTCTTGGCGGTAGCGACCTGCTCGCCGGCGTGGAACGGGAAGATCAGCTCGACCGGGCAGTCGTCGTACACCGGTCCGAAATCTGATATGCCGCCGTAAGCGTAGACGACGTTCTGATCATCGCGGACGATGACATGGTTATTATGGATGCACGCCGCGGTGATCACAAAGCCGGCGTCGTACTCCGACCAGGCTGTGATTTTTGGCCCGGGAAACGCGGACAGCACGTAGATCTTGGAGGTCAGCGGCGCGTCGTCGTTGGCCTTCGACCCGGCCATGATGATCCAGAATCTCCCTGTGACAGGCTGCAGCAGCGCGATGGTGCCGCTCATCCAGCTCACGCCCATGGTGCGGAACAGATCCTGCAGCAACGGATCCAGCGGCGAGCCGATGTCGGACACCGCCGCAGCCAGCGATGAGTTTCTCGCCCGCAGCGATCGCACGCCGGAGTGCGACAGATACATCACGTCGCCGGAGCCGTACTGCATCACGCTGCGCCAGGCTGTGGTGCCGGCCTGCCGCAAGGTCTGGACGTACTGGTTCTTGGTGAAGTCGGGATCCATGATCCACAGCTGCACCGCGGTGCTGCTGAAGATGGCCAGCTTGTCGTAGTAGACCTCCAGCGCCACGCTGTCGGTCATATCGCTGTCGCCCATCGACAGGTCGATGTAGTTGGTCGCCGGCGGCGACAAGCCGGACCAGTCGCCGGCGTTGCCGATCGCCGAGAAGTACAAGATCGACCCCTCGACGGTGTACATCTTGTTCTTGTAGGTGCGGCAGTAGAAGCCGCGCGCCAGCGGCAGGTCGGCGCCGTTGTAGTAGCGGCCGACCGCGCCGGCGCTGTTCTTCCACAGGATGACGAACACCATGTTGTCGAACAGGTCGTAGTCGATGATCTCGTGGATCGATGTGGTCTGCTGCCCGAGCACGCCGACCGACCAGGTGCCGGACGGCGGCTCGACCTTGTAGGGGCCGTTGGGCCCGAACGTGTAGAGCTTTTGGTTGACCTCGACGAGGCCTTTGCTGGAGGGGTCGACAGTCCAGAACGGCACGAACGCCATGCGCTTCTCGATCTCGCCGCCGGGCGTGACATGGCAGTTGGTCATGCTGCGCAAGGTGCCGGCCGGCGCGGTGAGTTCAGATCTGCGTAGATCCAGGCCGGCGGCAAAATCGGTGATGGTGAAGTAGGGCAAGGCGGGTGGCTCCCCTACTCGGCGTAAGCTCTACGATTGATCTTGTCGGGGTCGATGCCGCCGCGCTGGTTGCCGCCCATGTTGTAGTTCTGGCGCTTGTCGGCGCCCTGGTCGGCGAGCAGGCGGCGCAGGTAATTCTGCGCCTTGGTCAGCTTCATGGGAGCGGCTTCGCTCTTCTGCGTGGCCAAAACCTCGGCCGCGGTGAACAGCACGATCGCCTTGGAATCCAGGATGCATTTGTCGGTCGGCGCCGCCAACGGGGACAACGGCGCCAGGCCTTCGAACCGCAACATGTAGCTGACATTCGGCGCGGTTAGGCTGCTGTCTTCCGGCGTCGGCAGCAATTGGAATTGCCCGATCGGATTGGTGATCGGCACCGGACCGGACACGTCGACCGACGCCACGTTGCCCCAGCGTTTCGGCGTGCCGATGTTGGTGGGCCCCAGGTTCACCATGAACGACTTGATGCCGTACACCAGCGGCGTCCAGGAGGTCGCCGCGGTTATCGTGCCGCCCTCTTTGGTGACCTGCGCGATGTAGACCCGCACGATCTGGTCGAACGCCATTTCCTTGGGGTAGTCGTACAGCGCCTGGCCGCCTTCCAATGGCACGTCAGTCCAGATCTTCAGATGCTGCCAATTGTAAGCGTCCCAAAGCTCGCGCTGCTGCCGCGCCAGTAGGATGTCCAGCGTCTCCTGCGCTTGCACCCCCTGGTTGGGGTTGAGCGACGTGCCGGTCTCGGCACGCAGCTCGCGGCGCAGCTCCAACAGCGTGACCCCCAATGGCACTAGGGCGCGTCCTTGTGTTCAACCGGCGGTAATGGCGTGCGCCGTCCGCGCGCCGGCTTGAAGACCGGCTCCAGGCTGGCCTGGGCCTTGCCGACTTCGTCTTCGTCTTCTTCGTCCTCGTCGTCACCATTGCCGTTGGACTTGGCGACCGCAGCCGAGGGCTTGCCGCCGTCATAGCGCGGCAGGTCGACCTCTTCGGTCATCATGTAGTCCATGCGGAAGGCGCGGCCGGGGAAGCACGCTTCGACGACGCGGAAACCGTAGATGCCGATCAGACGGTTCTTTTCCTCGGTCGGCCACACCTGGCCGATGCCGATCGGCATGACGTCCATGACGTTCTCGTCGCCGTGAATGGCCTGCAGCACTTGGATTTCCGGCCAGGTCACCGGGTTGTGCGCGCCGTAAATAACCGTGTGACAGTTCTGCCCCGCAAGGTTGATCTTGCAGGTGCAGTATTGAATCTGCTTGCTCATGAAGCCTCCTGTGAAAGTGGCCGGAAGTGCTAAGAGTGTCCGCTCTCCGCACTCCCGGCCGGCTGCGATCAGGCGATGTCCATAACGACAGCGCCGTTGAGGCGCCGCGCACAGAGCTGCCCGGTCGAAGTGATGGCGCGATAGATCACGTACTTGTCTGGCGTGCGCTCAGGCGAATGCTGATGCCGCCACTCATCCTGCATCGCGACCAGGAAGATGTCCCGGCTGTCGAACCAGTAGCACCGCTTCGACTTGCCGAGTGCATCCAGCGTCGGATCGTATTCGAAGTCGGTCCCCATGTAGGAGATCTGACCGACCGAAATATCCTTGCCGCTGGCGAAGCCTTGCATCGAGTAGTTGCCGTTGGCGCGCAGCTCGGTCTCCAGAGCGGCGAGCCAGTCGGAGCCACAAAAACCAGTGTTCGGCTTGGCGCCGTACCTCGTGAGCTGTCGGTACTCGGACTGCAGCTTGGTGATCAGCGCACCGCCGTTGGTGGTGGCGGACGTGATCGGCGCCCCGCCCCAGGCCGCGAGCGCCGGCGTGGTGCCGACCGCAGTGCCCATGGCAGTCGTGAAAGCGCGATTGCGCCACCACGTTTTGTTGGCACGGTTGATGCCGGCCACGATCCCCGTGGACGGGTCATCCGTGATCAGGGCCGCTATACCGGCGAGCGCCTTGGCGTCGGCCGCGCCATTGGTCCAGAGCAGGTTGTTCATGCCGCGAGCGTACTGCTCGGACACGTCCTGCAAGGCGTCTTGCAACAGCCCGACCAGGACGGTGTCGTCGCGGCCGGAGTGCTCGGTAACGTCGTCCATGTCACCGCTGTCGGTGACGCTGATGCCATCGGTCTTCAGCTCACTGTGAGTGAGCATGATGCCGATGTGGTGCTCCTTCCAGGGGAAGATCGCCTGGGTCAGGTTGGCCGGCGTGTAGTAGGTGACCGTATCGTCGAGCTGGTAGCCCTTGATCTGGTCGTCGGTGCCAGGCGCGGCGGTGTTACCGAAGTCACCCTTGACCGAAACGATGATATTGCCCTTGCCGCCCGGGAAGGTTTTCTTCTTGGACTCCATCATCGCCAGGAGTGGTTTCTCCTGGATGGCTTCCTGGAAAGCCGTCCCCTTGTTCATCCACCAATCGAGGGCAGCAGTCGTGATATGCGCAAGCAGCGGCGCGCTATAGGTAGGCATCGAAGCACCTCATCAATTAGAGGCGCGGCGCTCCTTCGCGAGCAAATTTGACTGCTTCCAGCAGTGTTTTCGCTTCGGGTGCCACACCAGCGGTTCGACCGGTGCTGCTCGGGACGCGTGATGTGGGCCGGCGCTGCGGGCTGGTCCAGCTGCGGTACTGCTCGTTGGTCCGACGATACGCCTCTGTGGCGAGTTGAACGCCATGCTCGGGCGATCGTGGCGGACCTTGCTCATGCACCATAGCCATCAATGCGGTCTGAACAGCGGCTTTTTTCGCCGCGTAGTTGGGGTCCGCGCGAGCCGTGATGGCTTCCCAGTTGTTGACGGCGTTCGCCACCTTGTTGGCTAAAATTTCCCGTTGCGACGTTTGCTGGTGCTGTTGCAGCGCGGCCT